TCAATCACGGGTCCTTATGGCCCTGTACAGGTCATCAGCGCGCCTTTCCTCGAGCGTCAAGACCGCATCGCGCCCGCGCTCGGTGAGAGCTCAGTGTTTGAGGGAACCTTGGCAGCTCCAACGGTTCAAGTTCAAACCGCCGCAAACGCGAACAACGCCTCTAAGTTTGTGGCAGCTGATAACGGTGACTATATCTATCGAGTAGTGGCAGTGGGTAATAACGGGATCTCAGCGCCTGTAGACACCGCCGCTGTAACAGTCGCTGCAGGTGAGCAGGTCACATTCACAATCCGCCACGCAGATCATCCTAATGTGAAATATCTCCGCGTGTACCGAAGCGCGAAAGACGCGACAGACGCAAACGGCGCGCTTCTCGTTGATGAGGTCGCAGTATCAGCACAAGATACAGTTGTCACTGACAACAACGACAACATCCCAGGTAGCTCTGAGATCTTGTTCCTCAACTTTGCACCCGACTATATGTGCTACTATCAGATGCTCAGTTTGGTTCGCCGCCCACTCGCGCAGATCTCAACAACATTCCCATTCTTATTGATGATGTTTGGAGCGCCAGCCGTGAAGCTGCCTTCTAAGATGTACGTCGTCAAGAATGCAGGAGTTAACGCATCAAGCGGCCTTGAGGGTATCAGTGATCCTCGCCTCTTAGGACTCCCCAGTTAATCATTAAAAAGGCTTCGTAATGGCTACCGTAAAGTATAGACATCCTCGACTCAGAAACACTCAACTCTCTCTTGCAGATGGTCTTGTAACCATCGATGAGGAAGGGTTCTTTGAGGCTGAGACCGTGTCGCAAAAGGCCAAAGCGGAGCTCATGAACTGGCAAAAAATACCTAAGAAACGCGGGCGCCGCAAAAAGAGCGAAGAGTAAAGATTATGGCTACCATTCAAGAGCGCGGGTATGACGTCCAATACCTCAAAGACACCTATCTCTTAGGCGTAGATTTAACTCTTGATGATGGTAGCCCTTATCCTGAAACCATCTTTACAACCTCTATCGAGCAGGCAGAGCGCGCAGTGAGCGATGAGCTCGGCTTGGTCTTCGACGTGCAGACGTTCTCAGAGCGCCACGACAAAGAACCAGACGCCGCGCCTGCTTGGTACCCGATTCGATCAAGGTATCGACCTTTGATCGATGTTGAAGCGCTGTCAATCATCTACGGTAGATCATCGACACGCGCTGAATTACCCCCGCAATGGGCTCAGATCACTGAGCCGATTGCAGGACAAGTGCATATCATCCCCACCACCGAAGGCGCCTCAAGTTATATGATCTCGGGAGGTTTACCCGTGATTCTAGGGCTTGGAGGCTTAGCTGCTGAGTATTATATACCGGCCTACTTCGAGATGGATTATTCAGCGGGATTTCCCTACTACACAGGGACCGCGACAATCTTACAAGGTCAGAGCTCAGTAGAGGTGAGCACCCCTCAAAGCTTTGTTGATCGATATGACGTAAAGGCTACAGGCGCCACAGCGAGCATCAAGAGGCATGATAAATTCACGCTGAGCTTGAGCGCGCCCGCAGCACAAAACACAGACATTCCTTGGATCATTGACACGCTACCTCAAGACATCGCGCGCGCCGTGATGCTCAAGAGCTCACTCTTAGCGTTAGATGTAGCAGGTGATTTGATCGCGGGCGCAGGTCTCGCGATGGTCTCAACTTCAATGGATGGATTGAGTCAGAACATTAACACCACCGCGAGCGCCACAAATTCAGGTTATGGAGCGCGAGTACTCCAATTTACCAAAGAGTATAAAGAGCTTATCGCCACGCTCAAGGCCACCTATCGCGCTATGAATATCATGGCTCTGTGAGGTGAGTCATGATCTTAGGTTCTCGCATCCCTCCGAAACTTAACCCCCGCGCAGACTTTAAACCTGAGCAGTTTAGAAAAGTTATCATCTCACATGGATTAAATGTGAGATGGGAACAGGCGGCAGAATGCCCTTGTTCACAAGCCTCTAACGCTCATGGTTTCAGTTTGGGCTTAGCCTCTATCTCAAGCGAACAGGCGCGGGTAGATTGCCCCGCTTGTTATGGTAAGGGCTATCTCTATCATTCAGCGCAGACAATCAGAGCAGTAGTCACAGGCGCCCGAAAAGAAGAACAGCGACACGGTCCCGCAGGTGCTACTGAATATGGGCGAGGGAACATAGGCCTCACGCTCTTACCTGAACATTTACCCATGTATGGAGACCGCTTCTCAATCCTAGATAGCGCGATTGTTTATAGGGAAACTCTAATAAGAGGCTCTGGCCCTACCGACACCCCCCGCTATCCTATCGCGACAAGATCACATGATCTTGCATCAGGGAATCTTGAATTTGGCGTGAGGTATTTAATCGTAGCTGATGATACAGGCGAGGTTAACCCCGCTGACACATTGACCGAAGGCGCAGACTTCAACGTAACGGAAGCAGGCGCGATCAATTGGATCAACCCCCCCGCCGAAGGTAGACGGTTCAGCGTGACCTATTACGCCCACCCTGTTTACATCATCACAAACCATCCACACGCGATCAGAGACACTTACATCAACGCCAAGGCCCCCGCGCCCTATCACGCCGAACTCCCTATTTATGCAGAAGCTCAGCTCGAGTTCTATGGATCTCCCGAAGGCTCACCATGATCAACCTGAGAGATTATGGCCTCGACCCCCGCAGCCGACAAGCGCGCGCTAAGCGCTTAGCCATAGCGGTAGCTGCAGCATGGAAAGCAACCGCTCATGAGGCGGGCGATGATTTAGGCTCAGTGTTACGCGACTATAAAAGAGGGATCACAATCACCCAGACCTCACCGAATGAGATCATTGTAACGCTTCAAGGCATTGTTCCGAACCTCCTAGAACAGGGACAAGCCCCCCACGACATGAGGGACTATCTCTTAAGGACAGTACGCCCAGGCGCCGCGCCAATACGCCGCGACAAGTTAGGGCGCCCTTATCGTTTCATCATGTTTAGGAGGAAGGTTGCAGAGATCAAGCGTATGGGAGACGCGAACGCTTACAACGACGCAAAGAGCATGAGCGCGACCATGAGCGGGAGTGATGGAAAACTGATTTATGGATCCCGTATGGAGAGTGGAAGAGCAGCTCACTACATCAACAAGAGCGGAGTCCGTTCTGTATCAGATGCTCTCTCAGGTATGGTTAAGCTTGTAGGGATCACAACGGCGGAAGGCGCGCAGAGAAAAGGCGCGAATACCACTTATGCCACATGGAGAACGGTGAGCTATAAGCGCCCTGAAGCTTGGCAACATCCAGGCAGGCAAGCGCTCAATCTCGCTCAGGGCGTGAGAGACAATATAGCTCAAATCGCAGAAGAGGCGGGTATATGATCCATCATCACTTAACCACAGCAATCAGAGCCGCAGTCACCTATTATCTCGATGCAGCCAACCAAGCCGCGACCCTTGAGCATCTCTACAACACAGCTCATGATGACACGACATTAATCAAGATCATTGAAGAGCTCAGAGAGCAACCACCCAAGGTGATACCTCACGCGACAGCGGGCGCTCAAGGCCTCCCTTTGATTGTGTGCCAGCAATTGAGCCGCACTGTTACACATCGACCGCTAGGAGGAACAGCGCTAGGTATTGAGCAAACAATCAGTAACCAGACCGCACAGATTGAGATTATGGCAGCGGGCGCAGAGGCTACCGAGACACTCTCTCAAATGGTAGTTACAGCATTACACGCGCTCAGAGCAGATTTCATCTCTAATGGCTATCTCACATTTCAATTTGATTCAATCGCAGAGCTCACACCTCAAGAGATGCTTGCCGCTGAAGAACTCGGAGTATTTGTAAGGCGCCTCAACATCAGCGCGATGATACACGATTCTGCGGGAAGACACATCTTCACAGCTGATGAGGTGATAGGAACACTAACTTTAGGATTGAAGCCTTCAGGCAGGGTGACACCCCTCTAAAAATAGGTATACTCTAAGACCCACACGACGAGATAAGGAGCGCTGAAAATGCCTAGTATTCTCAACTCATCAGGATTTCCCCGAACATCCAGACCCGGCGTATATACTCGCATTGATGCCAGCGCCCTTGCAGGTGGCGATGTCACAAGCGGTAATATCGCGATTGTGGGAGACTTCCCCAGTTTCCAAAGCCACACCCCAAAGCTCTTTAGCTCGAGAAGGGCAATGAGCGCCTATGATCTCAGTGATCATGATTTGGCTCTACTCGCTCAGCTCGCTTTCTCGCCCTCAGACGACCCCGCCGCGAGCGCGGGCGCATCTAGTGTGAGAGTGGTAAACGCGCGCGAGACCACCGCTCAAGCCTCTCTTGATATTGGCCCCCTCACTCTCAAGAGCGTGATCTACGGCACGAAGGGGAACCGCTTAAACGCGGCCCTCGCGATCTCAGGAGACACGCACACACTCACGCTCAACCGCAACGGATTGAGTGAAGAGTTCAAGATTGAGAATGATGCGCTCTTTAGTATTGAGAATGAGGACGCCACCCATGATCTCACTGTAGTGATTGAGAACGGAACCGCGACACTGACACGCAACGCCGTTACACTGCTCTCAGTAGACAGCGATGAGGCGCCCACGCTCAAAGACTTCGTGGCACTCGCCCACAGCCTCACAGACGTAAGCGCAACGCTCATTGAGGTCTCTGAGATTGCGCTTGATGAGATTGACTACATCACGCGCACCATTGGCACGAGCTCAACAGAGACATTCAAGGCGCCAGCGTACTTACTGAAGCAGGCGCTGAGCTCATCGACACTCGCAGAGGCTACGCTCTTAAACACATCAGCCGCAGCCTCCCTTGTCGCGACATCCCAAACAGCGACGGGAGGCGCAGATGGCTTGACCCTCGACTTTGAAGAGGCACTCCAGAGTATTGAGAACGCTGATGTTCAAATTGTTGTACTCTTCACCGAAGACGCGAGCTCACAGAGCAAGCTAGGAGCTCACCTCACAGCGAGCGCGACCGCAGGCCATGAGCGTCAGGCTTATTGTGCAATTGCTTCAACGGAGACTTTAACAAACGTAAAGACGCGCGCGGCAAGTCTCAACAATGCAGGAATCGCCTTAGCCTCACAGAGCATCAAGCTCATTGACCCGCGAGGCAAGACCCTGACCAAGAGCCCTAAATACACCGCGCTCATGTTGGCAGGTATGCAAGCGGGCTCTGATATTGGGGAACCGCTCACGCGCAAGCGCCCTCGCATCATCGAAACCTCTCAATCTTGGGATGCTTACGCCGACATTGAGCAGGCGATCCAGAGCGGTACAATCGCGATCAGCACCGATAACTTAGGCCCTCGAGTAGAGCGCTCAATCACAACCTATCTCACAGACAACAATCCTGTTTATTGTGAGGTGAGCGCTTATGAGTCGATCTTGACCTCTGTGAGAGATCTCCGTAACAGCCTGGCTGATCAGATTGGACGCCCCACACGCGCAAGTCAGATCCCTTTGATCTCTTCTCGCGTTCAGAGCTCGCTCACAGCTCAGGTGAGAGACGGAATCATCAAAGCCTTTCAGAATATCCAACTTGAAGATCTGGGTGATGAGGTCGCAATTAGCTATGAGGTCGCACCCATTGAGCCTCTCAACTTTATCTCAATCACCGCTGTAGCGGTACGCATCGCAGCTTAATAGGAGTCTGAAAAATGCCAGCATATCGAGGAATTAGCGGCGCAAGTTGTAAGGTTTTCCTTAGCGCGACGGGAACAGAGATAGGATGGGCCACTGGTGTAAATGTCAGTGAAAATATCCAGACTCAGCGCGTTGACGTGATCGGTGAGATTGATAGTCAAGAGATTATCCCTGTACGACGCACAGCCACTTTAACAGTAGACGCGATCAGGATCAGCAAGCAGGCGCTTGAGGATAATGGATCTTGGCAAAAGGGCTCCACTAACGACATCCTAAACGCGGGTGGAATTAGCATGAGCGTAATTGACGAGAACACCCAAGAGACACTCTTAACGCTTGAGGGATGCAGGCCCACGACACGCAACTTTAGAGTAGACAGCTCTTCACTCTTCAGCGAGAATCTAAGCTTTGAAGTGAGACGAATCGTATATCCTAACGAGTAAACCATGAGCTTGAGCGACATCAGAGACAAGAGCGAAAACGCGACACCCCCCGCCCCAATCACACCCGAGATCACAGGCGCTGAGAAGGTGTTACATATTGAATTTGAGCTTCAGGGCCAGACCCTAAGCGCAAGTGTTGTGAGTTCCATCTTAAGCTTTGATCAGACGCTCAAGCGAGACCGCGCGCTTGTTCAAATGGCAGCTCCTGAGCGTTATGATGATCTACCCGCGATGGCAAAGCTCAGAATCTACGCTCTAGCCACACTCTCACAAGCGCTCAAGAATCCGCCTCCTTGGTTGGATGAATGGTTAGGGAGATTTGACCCTTTACTCTTTGCGGTCTACGAGGAGGTGAGCGCCCATGAGCGCGCCTTTTTTCGAGTCGGCATGGAAGCGAGCGAAGAGGACGAGGGATCAACACCCCTTGTTAAAATCAGGTCGCTTACACCCCCCGCCCCTTGAGCCCTCAGAGATCGACCCTACGAGATTCAAAGCGCACCCCGCGCAGATCTATGAGCATGTTCTTTTGACCCTTGATGAGGATCAGTTTAGGGCATTGGCCCCCGAAGAGGATCAACTCAAAGCCGATCAACCCGCCGAAACAGGGATTGCATGGATCGATGAACTAGAGCGCAAGCTCTATGAGAAGAGGGAATAGACAATGGCTCAGGAAGCTCAGATCAAAGTCAACATTGACGATAATGAGGCGCTTCAGGCCTTGAGGGAGATGAGCGCGCTTGTCGCTCAAATCTCGGAAGGGCTTGGAGGGTTAAGTGTGCCCCCTGGAGCAATCCCAAGCGCCGCCCCTCCACCAAGCGCAGCCCCTTCACCAGAAGGAGCACCTGAAGAGGAAGAGCGAAGAGCGAGCCTGAAGAGGGTTCTCAAAGCAGAGGCACAAGCCACCATAGACACGCTCACCTCTCCTATGAGCATGAGTCATGTGACCCAGCGCTTCAGCTCTATGCTGAAGAACGTAGCTAAAACCCTACCCTTGGGCATGGGCGCGCCTCTAGCGCTTGCAGGCGCCGCCTTTCAGGGCTTGAGCGCATCTCTTCAAGCGCGACAAGCCCGTTTAGGTGAGGTGATGGGACTCGAAGCGCAAGAGGCTGAGATTTCAGGAATGATCGACACGCCCAGCGCTCAAGCCTTTGCACAGGATCGAGCGAAAGCCCTCGAGAGTTTAGGGCTCGATCCTATGACAGCGCGCCAGCTGATCACAGGCACCGCCAGCGCGGTAGGTTTTCAGGCAACAGAACAAGATTTTAGTAGTTTCAGATTATCCCAACTTGCAGCCGCAGAGAGATCAGGAGTGAGCGCGGGTTCCATCGCTTCCCTCGCCGGCCTGATCGCACAAAGCACAGGTGACAGCGTAGGGCAAGCGCTTGATCAATCGCTCAGTCTGCGAAATCTCGCTGAATCTCAGATGGATCTCAGAGGCGCAGGCGTTGAGCAGTTTCTAAGCGCGATAGGGGGGATCGTCGATAACCTCACCTCACAAGGAATCACAGCTCAACCTACTAGCATAGCCCAGACCCTTGGAGGTATTGCGCGCGCGACAGGCACACGCGGGCAGCGCCCCGCGCAGATCTTCCAAGGTCTGCAAAGCTTAGGAAGAGGCGCATTTAGTGAGATATCCGCACCTTTTCAGCAACTCGGACAGATGGCCGTTTTAGCTGATATCTATTCGAGATCAGGCGATATCTTCAGCGCGCAACAAGAAGCCGAGCGCCTGCAAGCAGACCCCTCTAATATTCCTCAAATCCTCGCGAGAGGGTTAGGAGGCCAGGCAGGACAAGCCGCGCTTGCTTCAATTCAGGGCATCAGCGCCTTTGACGCCACACGCTTGATAGAGGGCATTGATTTAGGTGCTGATGTCAGAATGAGACAATCACCCGCGCAAGTCGCGCAGAGCCTCCAGCTGAGCGCCGCGCAAGCCGCGCAGACAGGGCAGACCTTGAGAGGCTTGAGAGACCCTCAGAGCACAGCCATCTTTCAGAAGATGATTGAGATTGGAGGCGCCTCAGAGCGCAATGTACTGAAGATGAGCGAGAACATTGACGCGATTATCAAACTCACTGATATCGCGCTAGGCATACAGAGCGCCTTGACAGGCTCTGTCAACCTATTCTCAACAGCGCTCAATACTCTACAGAGGATGATCCCATGAGTGAGGTCATACTCTACACAGATGAGCG